TGTAATATGACACGCCTAAGCTTAACATATTACTACGTCTATTTTCATGCCTGGCGTTTCTGCTTATCCAATCCATTTTGTTGGCATTCACTGTTTAGCCTCTTCTCTGAAGGGGCTTTTTTTTGGGGTTTTTTCATTGAAGGACATGATCACTCTTGAACACCTCAAAGGTCTACTAGCCATTTTGAGCTTTGTAACAGGTGGATTATTAGCCAAAAAATTAATCAGTGATGAGGCTATCGACTGGCGCCGCTTTGCTGGCGAATGGATTTTAGCACTGATGGGTGGTGTGGCGCTTTGGTCTGCCGGAGTGTTGGAAGGTTTAAGCCTGGTACACATGATCTTGCTTGGCTCTGCTGCTGGTCTAGGCGGCGTTAGAGCTTTGGAATGGGCCGTTAAATTGGCCATGCACATTAAAAAGATCCAATAGGTAACAACAGATGCAACTGAATAATTTTGTAGTTCAAGAGTTTGTACCAAAAGCTATGTATCAGCGCCGTGGCAATGCGTCTATAGAGTACATGGATCAAAGGATCATTGCCGCCGCAGATTTATTGCGGGATAACTTGCGATCTTTGGGGCATGACAACGGATTCACAATAAACAACTGGCACCTAAATGGTGCTCGTCAGTATAGCGGTCTTAGAACGGCTGATAGTAAAGATTTTTCCCAGACTAGCCAGCATACCTTTGGCCGCGCACTGGATATTATTACTGCTACGCCACTGGCATTTATTCACGCGCATATTATCGATAACCATACCATTTACTCCAATATTCGATTTATCGAGGTTGACATTAATTGGCTGCATATTGATTGCCGCCAAAACTATGATGACTCACCGTTAAAAATTTGGAGCCCTAAACGGGGCTTTATCAGTGTCCCGGCGTATCGGGAAGAACTCTAACTCTACCGGAGATAACCCATGAAAATCTGCAAAGTGCTTTTAGCTGCACTGGTATTTTTTATGCCAGTATTTGTTTTCGCTGATCCAATGCTTGCCGAACTGGCAACGCTAACCACAGACGCCACCGCTCAACTTGCCACTGATCCAAACGCATTCATTACTGTGTTTGGTGTAGAGGTCGGCGGTATTTTGGCGAGTTGCCTCATTACTGCTTGTTCCATTATCGGACTCGCCAGCGCCTTAGTTAAGATTTTAGTGCCTATTACTAAGTGGACAGAAAACACTTTTGATGATGTATGGCTACTAAAAATTACCAAGTTTCTAGCCATGATCACTGGCTGGATGGATAAGTATGTTGCGCTGAATCCCAATAAAAATAATGCCCGCCATGATTAGGTTATTGCGGGTTTTATTTCAGTTAATTCTAACCGTTTTTATTGAGGTCTATCGTGCCAAAAAACGCAAAGTTAATGAGCAAACCCGCACCGCAATTAAGGCTAATCCTCGCCGGGCTGTTCATAGCCATTTTGGCAGGGTGCAGCCAGATGACGGGATTAAGCCAGATGACGGCGCCGATTCAGTGCAGCATAACGCCGCCAGTGATCGAACCGATTGATATAGATAAGGCGGTTATTAGTACCCCTGATAAGCATTATTACGTTGAAGGTGGGCAAGTTTGGAGTGATGACCAACTTGCTGCCTTAATGCTTTACATAAACGATTTAGTTAGGTGTGGTAATGGCGACTCAAACTGAAATCGGTGAAATGATCGGTTTAAGTGAGCGGCAAGTTAGAAACCTGATGAAACAGGGCATTTTATCAGATAAGCGCGGCACTAATGGGTTTTGCCTAAAAACCTGCGTTCAAAATTACATTCAGCATATTAAGCAACAGATCAAAGGCGGTGATGAGTCAGTACCAAGCCCCACTGCTGATGGACAGCCCATTAATACTGATTGGCATGATGCCAGATTGGTAAAGATGAAAGCTGACAAGATGGAAATTGAAGTATTAAAAGTGCTTGGCCAAGTCGCTCCAATTGAAATGATCATGCAGATGACCGCCGATAAAGGCGCGAAGGTCGCCGGGATACTTGATGGTATTCCTGCAAAAATATCCCGCGCCATGCCTGAATTGCCTAAGTCACGTTTAGCTATTATCGAACAGCAAATTACTAAGGCGAGAAATGCAGCAACGGAACCAATTGACCTGGAATCGTACCTCGCTAGTTGCTTTAAGTATGGCGATAGCGGAGGCATGGAAACAGACACTTAGCAAGCCTGAATCCTTAACCCTAAGTGAGTGGGCCGATAAACACTTTTATTTGTCTGCTGAATCCAGTTATACCGAAGGAAACTGGGAAACTATCCCATTTCAAAAAGCGATCATGGATTGCATTAGCAATGATGACATTCGCATTGTTGATTTTATTAAATCTGCCAGGGTTGGCTATACCAAAATGATTTTGGCTGCGCTTGGCTATTTCCATGAGCACAAAAAGCGCAATACGGTACTTTTCCAGCCTACCGAACCCGATGCAGAGGATTTTTCACTTACCGAACTTACGCCTATGCTGCGTGACGTTGAGGTAATGGCCAAGGTGTTTCCTTGGGGTGCTACCAGTAATAAATTTAACCGCATTTTAAAGAAAACCTTTATCGGTTCGATAATGGACATTCGCGGTGGTAAGTCTGGCGGTAACTATCGTCGGATGACAAAGGATTGTGCATTTTACGATGAGCTAGAAGCATTTGACCGTGATATTGAGGGCGAAGGTTCACCGCTAACATTGGGTGACAAACGTATCTCTAACTCACTTTTTCCTAAGTCTGTTAGAGGTACCACGCCAAAGGATGAAGAGGGATCTATCATCCAGGAGGAAGTCGATAATGCTGATTTCTTTTTTAGGTACCACGTACCTTGCCCACACTGTAAAGGCGAACAGGTATTAAAGTGGGGCGGTAAAGATAAAGATTATGGGTTTAAGTTTTCATTCCCAGATGAGTTCCCCGACTCACTCAGCCCAAAGGAAGATGCCGCTAAAACGATTTATTACCAGTGCGAGCATAAGAGTTGCCATAAGAAAATCACGAATGACCAACTTGATTGGATGATTAAGCATGGTCGATGGATAGATCCTAGCTGTGGTGTTTGGATTGATAGCACTAGCGCATTTAGGACAGTTGATGGCGACCTAATTGATCCACCTAGGCATGTGGCCTTTCATATTTGGACAGCATATAGCCCTTGGTATACCTGGTCTGAAATGCTACATGATTTTTTTGATGCTTATTATCAAAAAAAGAATAAAGGTCTGATTGATAAGTTTAAAGGCTTTGTTAATACCACACTTGGCGAAACGTGGAAAAACGCCACTCGACCGCTAGAACATGGATCATTGTATGAAAGGCGGGAGCATTTCCCTGTTGATGCGAATGGTAAGTTGCTATTACCACGCAAAGCCCTGGTGATATTTGCCGGGCTCGATATGCAGAATGATCGGGTTGAGGGTGAACTAAGGGCCTATGACGAAAATAACGAAAGTTATCTGATTAGTTATTTTAGGGTATTTGGTAATCCAAAAGAGCCTGAAATATGGAATGAATTAGAAATAATTCTTAAGGCTGAATTTACCACTGAAGATGGTCGGAAACTGAAGTTAACCCGTGGCTGCTTTGACTCAGGTGGTCACTATACCAAAGAGGTTTACTCATTTTGTAAGCGCATAGGTATTTTCACTTTGATCCCCACTAAGGGATGGAATGAATACGACAAGCCGACCACGTTCCCGCGTAAGGCGAATGTGCATGGTGTTTACCTAACGATGGTTGATACCGAAAGCGTAAAAAACACATTGGAATATCGGCACAATCTTATCAAGGGTGATGATGGGTTTTATCCCAGTGGTTATTGCCATTACCCCATTGCTGATTTTACTGATGAGGTTTACTTCAAACAGCTTACCGCTGAAGAAAAAGAGCTTAAGCGCCATAACCGTAAAGTAAGGTTAGTGTGGATTGATCGAGGCCGCCGCAATGAGCCATGGGATTGCGCGGTGGGTAGTTTTACAGCCCTCGAACTCAGCATTCAACACTTTGGTTTAAATCTTAATGCCAAAGCATTAGAGCGGGATAAAGAAAAGCCGGCACTCACTAAATCCTCTAATCCGTATGGCAAACTCGGCCAAAGGAACAACACATAATGAGCCTGACTAATTCACAATTACTTGCACAAGCACAAGCCGCTAAACACGCTCTTTTAACTGGAACTAAGGTGGTTAGTGTTACTCGCGGCGATAAAAACGTCCAATTTCAGCAAACTAATATGGCTGAGCTTGAGCGCTATATTCAGCAATTAAGCGGTGGACGTTCAGCTATACGGATTAATCTATGAGCATAGTTGATATGAACGGTAAGCCATTCGCTATGGCTGCCAGCGCAAGCGCTAATAACCAATCCACCGCTACCACAATGCTGTTTGGTAATGGTCCTTTGTCGATTGACAGGCTATTACAGCCATTAGCAGCTAATACCCATGCCAGGGGTGACAAGTTAGTTACTGGCCATGCCTATGCGCGTGGTGGTATGCAATTGCATGTTGATTATATCGTTGGCAGCCACTGGCGCTTACAGCTTAAACCTGATTGGGCCTTATTAGGTGTTGATCCGCAGGTCGGGCGCCAATGGGCAAAGGATATTGAGCGCCGTTTTCATGATTATGCTGATGATGATCGTGGCTTTATTGATGCAGAAGGTAAACGCACATTAACGATGATGATGCGTGAACTGGTATTAACACACACTCGCCGCAATGAAGGATTTATGCAAAGTACCTGGTTTAGTCAACAAGGTACTAAAAACAAGACTTCATTTAAGTTAATTAGTCCTGATCGCATTTCAAACCCGCATGGCAAATCAAATACCGATACCTGCAAATATGGGGTAAAACTGGGCGATTATGGTCGGGTAATGGGTTACTGGGCTAGAGAGCGCCACCCAAGCGAGCCCGGCGGACATTCATGGCGTTATATCGAGCAATACCTACCTTGGGGCCGTCGCCAAATGTTGCACTTATTTGAGCCGTGGGAAGATGGCCAAACTAGAGCCATTTCAGATTTGATTTCATCATTAAGGCGCATTGAGCTATTGGATAAATTCCAAGATGCCACGCTGCAAAATGCCATTATCAATGCGTTTTTTGCCGCCACAATTGAGTCAGAAATGGACTCAGAAATTATGCGCGCGGCGGTGTTAGGTACTGGTAATGGTGATAGCA